CCACGGTGCGGTCGCACATAGACACGCGGGGGCGATGGGGGTCGGCTAAGCCTCTTTATCGTGTGGCTTTCAGACTCGCTGACTGCGCGCGCATGCCGCGCAAAGCACGGTACACCCGTACCCCTACAGATAAGCGCTCACGCAGTATCTCTTCCGAGCCTACCGGGCGTACCGGCTCCGTCCAGTGCATATCCGTGGCTCGGGAGGACGGCCTTTTTCTTGCCGGACGTGGGTATGTCGTGACCCACAACTCAGAGCAAGACTTGCTTGCGGGTAATTTTGCCGCCCTGGAGACGGCGTATGCGTGGTTTGCGTATGGTGCTCGAACCCGATTGATGAAAAACGGCCGCATTGCCCTCATCCACACTCGCTGGCACCAAGCAGACTTGACAGGAAAAGTGGTTTCCGCGATGGCGAGAGATCCGGAGGCGGATCAATACGAGGTAACAGAGTTCCCCGCAATCTTGGAAGTGGACGACGGTGAGGGTGGAGTTATAGAGAAGGCGCTGTGGCCGGAGTTTTTCCCACTAAAAGAGCTGAAGCGAACCAAGGCCTCGATGCCATTGTTTCAATGGAACGCCCAGTATCAGCAGAACCCCACGTCTGAAGAGGCGGCGGTTATTAAAAGAGAGTGGTGGCAGCGCTGGACTAAAGACCAGTTTCCGTCGTGCGAGGGGGTTATCATGTCCCTGGACGCCGCAGCCGAGACGCACAACCGGGCGGACTTTACCGCCTTGACTACCTGGGGCGTGTTCGTCAACGAGGAAACGGGGGCGTATAACCTCATTCTGCTTAGCTCAATTAAGAAACGCGTGGACTTCCCGGACCTCAAACAGCTGTGCATACAAGAATACCGCGAATGGCAGCCGGATTCCTTTATTGTGGAGAAGAAGAGCGCCGGCGTTGCTATCTATCAAGAACTCAGACGTATGGGTATCCCAGTAACGGAGTATACACCGCACCGTGGGTCTGGAGATAAAATGGCGCGTTTGAACTCAGTTGCTGATATAATTGCCTCTGGGTTGGTTTGGGTTACCGATCACCCGTGGGCAGAAGAACTTGTTGAAGAAGTGGCGGCGTTTCCGTTCGCTTCTCACGACGACTTAGTCGACTCGATGGTTTATGCCCTAATGAGATTTCGCCAGGGGGGTCTTATCCGCCTTGGTACTGACTACGAAGAAGAGTATGTGCCGCGTAAGCGTCAGACTGCGTACTATTAAGGACTTTTATGGCTATTGACCGCGCAATGCAGCCCAGGGCTATGCAACAGATCATCAACGGCGAAGACGACGCCCTAGAAGAGACCAACGTAGAACTTGGTGAAGACGTAGCGTTTTCTGACGAGAACGGCGAACCTGTAGCAATCGAGCTAGAGGATGGCAGTACGTTATTCGACTTTAGCGGAGCGCCCGATGAAGAAGCCGCGAACGAGCACGGCGCGAACTTGGCCGAATACCTCTCAGACGACGAGCTGGACACAATCGCGACCGAGTTAATCGAAGCGTTTGAGGGGGACCGCGAGTCCCGCAGTGAATGGGCCGACGCATACGTTAAAGGCATCGACCAGCTAGGAATGAAGGTCGAGGAGCGCACTACTCCGTGGGAAGGCGCGACAGGGGTGTTCCACCCGCTTATGACCGAGGCCGTGCTGCGGTTTCAGGCTCAGTCTATGGCAGAGGTGTTCCCCGCGTCTGGCCCTGCACGCACCCGGGTTATGGGTAAACAAACCACTGAGTTGGTGGAGCAGGCCCAGCGTGTTGAAGCCGAGCTGAATTATCAGTTGACCGAGAACATGGTCGAGTACCGAGACGAGACCGAGCAGCTCTTGTTCCGTCTGCCGCTGGCGGGCTCAGCATTCCGAAAGGTCTACTACGACCCCATCGAGGAGCGCCCCACTGCCCTGTTCGTGCCCGCAGAGGATATGATCGTGGCTTACGGCGCGTCGGACCTTCGCACTAGCGAGCGATATACACACGTCATGAAGCGCACCGCGCACGAGATCGCATCTCTTCAGTACGCCGGATTGTACCGCGACGTTGAACTCCCAGAACCTGTAGGTGAGCTGTCTGACATCGAGCAGAAGTATAACGAGCTTAACGGGGAGACGGTGGGCCTTACAAACGACGATCGCCACACTTTGCTGGAGATGCACGTGCGCCTAGACCTGGACATGGACGACGATGGAACGGGTCGAAGCTACCCTTACGTTGTGACCATTGATAAGAACTCAACTACAGTTCTATCTATTTATCGTAACTGGGACGAGGGCGACAAAAAACGTAAAAAACTTGAGCACTTTGTTCACTATAAGTACGTCCCGGGTATGGGGTTTTACGGTTTGGGGCTTGTCCACCTGATCGGCGGCCTCGCCAAGTCCGCGACATCTATCCTCCGACAGCTGATTGACGCCGGCACTCTATCTAACCTGCCTGGCGGCCTCAAGGCCCGCGGGATGCGCATTCATGATAACCACTCGCCGATCTCTCCGGGCGAGTTCCGGGACATCGACATCGCCTCCGGCTCTATTAAAGACGCCATTATGACGCTGCCGTACAAGGAACCCTCAGGGGTTCTCTATCAGTTGCTGGGGAGCATTGTAGAAGAAGGACGACGCATTGCGTCTGTAGCGGACCTTCAGGTCGGCAATATGAACCCAGAAGCTCCGGTAGGCACCACACTGGCTCTGCTCGAACGCTCCATGAAGGTTATGTCGGGTATCCAGGCGCGCGTCTACGCCGCCATCGCGCTTGAGCTTAAGCTCATTGCGCGGATCATCAGCCGCGACATGCCCGAAGAGTACAGCTACGTGGTAGATGACGACGCGAACCGCGCCCGGGATTTTGACGGTCGCGTGGATGTCATCCCAGTCGCCGACCCTAATGCTGCCACAATGGCTCAGCGCGTCGTACAGTACCAGTCTGCCCTTCAGCTGGCGCAGCAGGCGCCGCAGTTCTATGACATGGGTAAACTCCACCGTCAGATGCTCGAAGTGCTCGGAATCCCTGAGGCAGACGATATTGTTAAGCTCCCAGGCGACATTAAGCCTATGGATCCGGTCACTGAGAACATGGCCTTGCTTAAGCAGGAGCCGGTCAAAGTCTTTAGTTATCAGGACCATGAGGCGCATATCCGTACTCACCTGGCCGCGATGCAGGATCCAAAGATTGCTGAACTGATTGGACAATCGCCCTTCGCACAGGCCATCGAAGCCGCGGCTACAGCGCACATTACCGAGCACTTGGCAGAACAGTACCGCGTTGAAATCCAAAAAGTTCTTGGGGCGGAGCTGCCCAGCACTGAAGAGCACCTACCGGAAGAAGTAGAGCTCGAGGTATCGCGTCTTGCCGCCCAAGCCGCGGACAAACTACTGCAGCGTAACCAGCAAGAGGCGGCTCAGAAGCAGGCGCAGCAGCAAGCGCAAGATCCGGTCGTCCAGATGCAGCAGCAAGAGCTGCAGATCAAACAGCAGGAAGTACAGATCAAGCAGATGGAAGCGCAGCATCGGGCGCAGCTGGAGCAAGCCAAGCTCCGCCTGGCGGAAGCCAAGCAGCAGCAAGATTATGAGATCCAGGCGCAGCGCATTGATTCTGAGGACCGCCGTGCTGGAGTCCAGGCCGGCGTGCGTATCGCCACGCAGCTGGATAACGACGAGCGCACGGACGCTCGTGAGGGAGCTAAGATAGCTCTAGAGGCAGCTAAAGTACTGAAGGAGCCGGGCAATGAGCCTATTAAGCCAACTAAGTAAGCGGCTTGATGAAGAGCGCGCTAGTCTCGCTGAGCAGTTAATACACGCTGGGTTCAAGACTCTGGACGACGTAAAGGTCGTCCAGGCAAAACACGCCACGCTTAGCCGCGTTATTGACGAGATCAAGGCGCTAGAGAAGAAACACCTTGAAGGCGACGAGTAATACTTATACATGAGTAGTGCAGCCCCGCTGCACCACAATTTAAGGGAAGTTACAATGTATATCGACTTAGATATCAAGCCAGAGACCCTGGCTAAATT